TGCCCCTCGCGGTGCGCGTGACTCTGGGGGATGTTGTTTCTTGCCGGCCGAGTGCCTCGTGGACGGCCAGATCGGCGTCGGATGAGGTCCTGCAGACCCCGACACGCTCCTGGCTAGGCTGGGCCGTCCATCCGATCGTTATTCCTTATTTCCGCAGGTCAATTGGCTGTAGTCGTTACAGTTGATACGATCTTGGAGTGAAGCGGAGACCGTGCGAGCACTGCCGGGGTGATCTCCCTGTGCAGGCTCGGTCGGACGCGCGGTTCTGCTCGACGCGTTGCCGGGTGGCGTCGCATCGGGCCGGGGTGCCGCGGGAGTTGCGGGAGCGGCCGCGGTGGGTGCGGCACTCGGCGCGGAAGGTGCCGCTGACCGCAGCCGGCGCGGCGGCCTCGTCGACAGACCCGGCCACCTGGTCCCAGCATGCTGATGTGCGCCGGTTCGAACGTCGCGGGTTCGTGCTGAATGGTGACGGGATCGTGTGCATCGACCTGGACCACTGTCTGATCGAGGGCCGCCTGACCGACATGGCGCGTCGGCTTCTCGAGCAGTTGCCGCGGACCTACATCGAGGTGTCGCCGTCAGGTGATGGCTTGCATGTGTGGGGCCGCGGCCAGGTTATGCAGGGCCGGTGCCTGCCGGGTGGTGTCGAGGTGTACGGCACGGGCCGGTTCATGACCGTGACCGGCCGTCGGTTCGGCCGGTGCCCGGCGGTGTTGGGGGATTTGAGCGGCGTTCTCGCCGAGCTGATGACGTAGCGCGCTCCCGACATGGGGCCGTGCTGGTCCCGACATGGGAGTGGTCAACATGGGCGGCAAGGGGTACGCCGGCAGTGGCCGCCGGTCTCGTCCTCGGGATGAGGCGCGGGTACGGGCCGAGTTTCGCACGGTGGTGTTGGACGGCGAAGTGCGCGGGTTCGCGCTGCCGGAGGGTGTGCTGCCGGACGGCGAGGATTGGCATCCGCAGACCCGCGAGTGGTGGGAAACATGGCGGACGGCGCCGCAGTCGGCGGAGATGCTGCCGACGGACTGGGATTTCCTACTCGACACCGCGCTGATGCACCACGTGATGTGGACCAAGGGACGCTGGGAGTTCGCGTCGGAGATCCGGCTACGGGCGGCGAAGTTCGGCGCGACGGTCGAAGACCGCATGCGGCTGAAGATGAAGGTCGAGCTGCCGGGCCCGGCCGCCGTTGTGCCGAAGGAGTCCGCAGCCGGTGGCGGCTCGGTGACGAGTATCGCGTCTCGACGCGCCCGACTGACCGAGTAGACGCCGGTGCCTCGCACACTGGTGCAGGCCCCGAATCACGATCGTCGCCGTTCGCTGGGCTGGCTCGCACTGGCGTGGATTGAAACGCTAGTGATCCACGGGCGCGGACCTGCACGCGGGCGAGAGGTTACGCATGGGGACGAGTTCTCCGGGTTCGTTGTGGACTGCTACGCCCACAGCAGCGGCGGCAGGTTGCTCTACGACTCAGCGTTCTTCTCGCGCCCAAAGGGAGCCGATAAGTCGGGGCTCGCATCCAGGCTCGCGCTGTTCGAGGCGCTGGGGCCGTGCCGCTTCGCCGGTTTCGCCGAGGGCGGCGAGGTCTATCAGGACCCGTGGGGTCTGGGGTTCGCCTACGAGTACGAGCCCGGCGAGCCGATGGGCAAGCACATCATGCAGCCGATGGTGCGCATCATGGCTACGGAGGAGGGGCAAGCCGGCAACGTTTACGAGTCGATCTACTTCAACCTGACCGACTCTGATGCACCGTTGGCCTCGCTGGGACTCGAGGTGGGCAAGGCCCGGGTGTTCCTTCCGAACGGCGGCGAGATCCGGCCATCGACCGCGTCGTCAGCGTCGAAGGACGGTGGGCTGGAGACCTTCGCCATCTTCGACGAGACGCACCTCTACAACCTGCCCGAGCTGCGCGAGATGTACCGCACTGTGACCCGCAACCTGGTCAAGCGGAAGGCTGAGGGCAGTTGGTACCTCGAGACAACCACGATGTTCGCGCCTGGCGAGGAATCAGTCGCGGAAGGCACGTACGAACTGGCTGAGGCCATCAAGGAGGGCCGGTCTCGCCGCTCCCGCCTGCTGTATGACCACCGGTGGGGCGAGTGTGATGACCTGGCCGACGAGGAGGAGCTGCGGGCGGCGCTGCTCGATGCGTTCGGTGATGCCGCCGAATGGAACGACGTGGACGCGGCGGTCGACGAGTTCTATGACCCTCGAAAGGATCCGGCCGACTCGCGCCGGTACTTCCTGAACGCGCGGACGTCGGCATCGGATGCGTGGCTGGATGCGTCGGAGTGGGCGGCGTGCGCGAACCCGTTGGCGGCGCTGTATGACGGCGATCTGGTGGCGCTTGGGTTCGATGGTTCGAAGTCAGACGACTCGACCGCGCTGGTGGCGTGCCGCCTTGAGGACGGGCACCTCGAGGTATTGGGGTGCTGGGAGCGGCCGTCCGGCCCGGAGGGTCAGCATTGGCGCGTTGATGGGGCCGCGGTGGATGCGGCGGTGAAGGCGGCGTTCGACCGGTTCGAGGTGGCCGCGTTCTTCGCGGATCCACCGCACTGGCAGGACTACGTGGATTCGTGGACTGCCGAGTTCGGTGAGCAGCTACAGGTGAAGGCGTCGCAGTCGCATCCGATTGAGTGGTGGACGAACCGGCCTCGGGTCATGGTGGACACGCTGGCCCGTTTCCATGACGCTGTGATCGACAAGGTGTTGTCTCACGGCGGGGATTCGCTGTTGACGCGGCACGTGTTGAATGCGCGGCGGCGTGTTGGCCGCTCGGGGTTGACAATCGCGAAGGAGCACCCCAAGTCTCCGCGGAAGATCGATGCGGCGATGGCTGCGGTGCTGGCGTATGAGGCCCGTTCGGATTGTGTCGCCCAGGGTGTGAAGTCGCTGCGGCGGAAGAAGTCGAAGAAGCTGTACCGCTACTGACTGTCTGGGGGTGCTGTGCTCGACGACGCCCAGACCGCTGGTTCGCCGGGATGGTGGCTGCTTCGGTTGGGGAAGCAGTTGGCTGGCGAGACGCCGCGCCTGAACAAGCTGTACCAGTACTGGTGTGGTGATCATCCGTTGCCGTACGGCAACCGCAAGATGCGTGAGGCGTATAAGCGGCTGCAGCAGCAGGCCCGGTCGAACTACACGGGCTTGGTTGCGGAAACGATCCTGGAACGCATCAAGGTGCTCGGGTTCCGCACAGGGACTGGCGGCAAGCAGCAGGGTGCCGTGTCCTCTGCTGCGATTGCGGATCAGACGGATCAGGACGCGTGGCAGTGGTGGCAGGCCAATCGCATGGATGCCAATTCGGGGCTGGTGCACCGTTCCGCGGTGGTCATGTCCAAGTCCTATGTGATCGTGGGCAAGCATCCGAAGACGGGCAGGCCCCTGGTAACCGGTGAGGATCCGCTGAAGGTCACTCACGAGTCAGATCCGACGGACCGCTACAACGTGCGCGCCGCGGTGAAGGTGTGGCGGGACGATGTGGAGCAGCGAGACTTCGCGGTGCTCTACCTGCCCGACACGGTCTGGTACTTCCGGTCGATGGCCTCCATGGCCAAGGACCAGGAGCCGTGGCAGGTCGCGAAGTGGGAGCTGGACACCTCTGACGACTATCCGGAGGGATGGGGCGCGAACCCGTTCGGAGAGGTTCCGGTGGTGCCGTTCCTGTGCCGCCCAGACTTGGATGGGAACGCGCTGGGCGAGTTCGAGGACGTCACGGATGTTCAGGACCGCATCAACACGGTGGTGCTGGACCGCATGGTGATCTCGGCGATGCAGGCGTATCGGCAGCGGTGGGCCAAAGGCATTGAGGTTGAGGACTCGAACGGCAATGTGCAGTCCATGTTCGATCCTGGGGCGGATCTGCTGTGGTCGACGCCGAGCGACACAGCTCAGTTCGGGTCGTTCGAAGCCGTTGACCTGTCTGGGATATTGAAGGCCATCGAATCTGATGTCACGCACCTGGCGGCGATCACCCGCACTCCCCCGCACTACTTGATCGGCGCGATGGTCAACGTCTCCGGTGACGCTTTGGCCGCCGCGGAGACCGGTCTGGTGTCGAAGGTTGTTGAGCGGGAACAGGAATTCGGCGAGTCCTGGGAAGCCGTGTACCGGTTGGCTGGCAAGGTCGAGGGCCGTGAGCTGCCGGACGACTGCGAGGTCGTGTGGAAGGACCCACAGTTCCGGACACTGACCGAGCTGGCGGCGGCGAACGTTCAGCTGATGACCGCTGGTGTGCCGTGGCGTACCAGGATGGCGATGCTGGGCAAGACGCCGACCGAGATCGACCGGATGGAATCCGAACGGGCGCACGACGCGATGCTGGCGCAGATCCTGGCACCGCTGAGCATCGCTGAGGGTGGCACGCTGGGCTCGCGCGGCATCTCGTACACGGACAAGGCAACGCCAGCACAGCTTGAGGCCGGCGCCGCGGCACCGAACGGGTCCACTCCCCCAGCGCCCACACCGGCGCCGGTCGGGCAGTAACCGGTGACCGCGCCGGATGCGGCCGGCTCGCCGAGTGTGGTGCTGGCCCAGTATGTGGTTGCGCAGCAAGCGGTTCGGGCGAGTTTGTTGGTGACGCTGCAGCGGTTGTGGGCGCAGTTGTCGTCGTGGCATCGGCCGGATGCTGAGCGTTTCGCGCGCATGGTGGTGCCGCTGGTTCAGGGCGCGCAGCAGGCCACATCGTCGTTGACGACGTCGTATCTGGCGCGGTCGGTGTCGCAGATGACGGGGCAGCCGCTGCGGGTGCCGGCGGTGAGCCCGATGGACTTTGTCGGTGCGGCGGTGCGCAAGGCCGACCCGATGGTGGTGTACCAACGGCCGTTCGTGCAGGTGTGGACGGATCTGGCTAACGGTAAACCGTTGGAGCAGGCAGTCGAGTCAGCCGGTCACCGGCTGGTGTCTCTGGCTGCAACGGACGTGCAGTTGGCGAAGACGGCAACGTCGCAGGCTGTTCTTTCAGAGGAGCCGAACGTTGTTGGATACCGGCGCGTCCTGACCGGCGACAAGTCGTGCGGCTTGTGCATAGTGGCGTCAACGCAGCGCTACCACAAGATTCGCAAAATGGAGATCCATCCAGGCTGTGACTGCGGGATTGCCCCGATTTACGGCGACGACGATCCGGGCCGGATCCTCGATCTTGGGGCGCTGGGGGATGTGCATGAGGCGATCGAGGACCGGTTCGGGAAGTCGTCGCCGTCGGCACGGGAGATTGCCGGCGCTTTCAAGGTGGTGAAGGGCAAGAGGGTTCCCTTGCTCTACAAGGACGTTCTCGTGTCGCACGAGCATGGCGAAATCGGGCCTGTGCTGGCTGTGCGCGGCCAGGAGTTCACCGGCCCTAGTGAGATACCTGGAGATTCCTGATGGCCCTGAGCGCGCCAAGGAACTGAACCTGTCCAGCCGGATTCCGGGCACCTGGAACGCGGGCTGGTCAATCAAGAGCTGACCGGCAGCCGACAAGGCGGCCGGTTTGTCACCACCACATTCGCACCCCGACATGGGGTGCTATCCCGACATGGGAGTTCGCATGTCCGATGAAAACGCCACCAATGACGCCGCTGTCGACGCTGACGCTGGTGCTGCTGCTGACGCTGAGCAGATGCCGATTGACGCGGCGCAGAACAACGCAGGCGAGCAGCCCGACCAGAAGCAGGACCCGGAGAAGGTCCTGCAGGTCGAGGTCGAAAAGTGGAAGTCGTTGGCCCGCAAGCACGAGGATGCCTCGAAAGCCAATGCTGCGGCCGCGAAACGGTTGGCTGCGCTGGAGGACTCTCAGAAGTCCGAGCAGCAGAAGCTGACCGAGAAGCTGAGTGCCGTCGAGGTCGAACTGGCCCAGTACCGCACTCGCGAGGTGCGCATGAACGCCGCTGTCGCAGCCGGATTGCCCGGCGACATGGCGAAGTTCATCACCGAGGTCGAGCCGGACGCGGCACTGGAGCAGGCGCGGGAGCTCGCGAAGCACCTGAAGGCAGCCGAGCCGAAACCTGTTGAGCCGAAGCCGGCCGATCTCAGGCAGGGCGCGCGAGGCGCGGCGGCGAAGCCGGCCGGGGACCCGAATGCGTGGCTACGCAACTTGGCGGGCCGCGCCTGACATCTGCAGCAGCCGTGACGTAGCCACGCCGGCTCTTGCTGCCTGACCCACAAGGAGATCACGTGGCTACTTACAACGCCAGTATCGCGCGCACCGGAACCTACGGTGGCGGCAGCGGCCCGGACCCGCTTGTGCCGGAGCCGGTGAGCGCGCAGATCATCCAGGAGCTGCCGACGCAGTCGGCGATCCTGCAGCGCGCCCGCTCGGTGCCGATGGGCACCAAGACGTCGAGGCTGCCGGTTCTGGACACGCTGCCGATGGCGTACTTCGTGTCAGGCGACGCTGGTCTGAAGCAGACCGCGTCCATGGCATGGAAGAACGTCATCTTGGTGGCGGAGGAGATCGCGGCGCTCGTGCCGATCCCCGAGGCGTACCTGGATGACTCCCAGGTGCCGATCTGGGACGAGGTGCGTCCGCGCATGGTGGAAGCGATCGGCAGCGTCATCGATTCCGCGTGCCTCTTCGGCGTCGGGAAGCCATCCACGTGGTCCACCTCGATCTACGACGGCGCTGTCGCTGCCGGCAACATCGTCACCGAAGGAGCCGGCGTCGACCTCGCGCAGGACGTCGCGAACCTGGGGGGCGTGCTCGCCGACGACGGCTACAGCCTCGACGCGTTCGTTTCGCGGCCGGGCCTGAACTGGAAGCTCGTTGGGCTGCGCAACTCGCAGGGAACCCCGATCTACGTTCCCTCGCTGGCGCAGGACACCCCGTCGACGCTGTACGGTTACCCGCTCAACATGGTCAACAACGGTTCGTGGGACCGAACCAAGGCGCAGATGATCGGCGGCGACTGGGACAACGCGGTCGTCGGCACTCGCCAGGACATCTCCTTCAAGATGTTCACCGAGGGCGTGATCTCCGACGACACCGGCAAGGTCATCCTCAACCTCATGCAGAGCGACAGCGTTGCCATGCGGGTGGTTGTGCGTCTGGCCTTCGCGACAGCCAACCCGGTGACGAAGCTGAACACCAACTCCGCCACCCGCTACCCGTTCGCCGCGCTCGTCTCCGCAGGTTCTGGCAGCTGACGGCATGCGGGGACCACGTTCCCCGGAGCTGGTTCCCGCATTCCTTTCCCGCCAGGAGGTTCGTTCATGCGCGTACTCGCGATGCTGCACCTGTACACCCCGCACCACAATGCGGGCGCGGAGCTGATGGCGCACGCTATGCTGCGGGCACTCGTGCAGGCTGGGCATGAGGTTGATGTACTGCTGTCGCGAGAGCATCACCAGATTCGCGAGCCGTACACACATGACGGTGTGAATGTGTTCCCGTATCAGTCCAAGTCGGACCCGTACCGCTGGTTCGCTGATCCTGCGCGCAAGCCGCACGCGGTGATCACGCATTTGGAGAACACCGATCGGGCTAGCATCCTCGGATGTCAGTACGGGGTGCCGGTGGTGCACCTGATGCACAACACGTTCGACGACACCAAGTGGGGGCTGCTGCGTAAGCCCGCACTGGTGGTGGTGAACAGCGAGTGGATGTCGGAAGACGTCACCGCATGGTGGCTGTGGCAGCAGGGGACCCGGCCGATGCCCCCGATGGTGATCGTGCGGCCTCCGGTGTTTGTCGACGAGTACGCGACGCGGCATGGCGACCACATCACCATGGTCAACCTGAACGTGGACAAGGGCGTCGACACGTTCTACGCGCTGGCGAAGCGGTTCCCGGACCGCAAGTTCCTCGGCGTTCGCGGCGCCTATGGCACGCAGCACGTGCTGGACCTCCCGAACGTGGAGATCATCGAGCACGTACCTGGTCCGGAGATGCGGGAGAAGGTGTACGCGCGCACCAAGATCCTCCTGATGCCCAGTGTCTACGAATCGTGGGGCCGCTGCGGCGTCGAAGCAGCATGTAGCGGGATCCCGACGATCGCGCACCCCACCGCCGGCCTGATGGAGTCCCTCGGCAGCTCGGGAACGTTTGCGGACCGCGACGACATCGACACGTGGGAGGAG